AAGTGATGCACAAGCTGAAGGCCTCGAAAGTTTAAGTGGTTATGGATACCTTGTTGGCGGTAAGGCTGGCAAAGTAACGCAACGAAGTTCAAACTTCAATAGTGTTAATATGCCTCAGTATGTCGAGATGGACGCGGGCCCTCTATCGGGTGGCGCGGTTTTCAAAGATCGTTCAGGAAACACGGATACTTGGCAGAAAGGTGGCGATGGCGGTATTGGTGGTGGAGGTGGCGGATGTCGAATGTCTGGTGATAGCACCAGGGCTATTGGTGGTGATGGGGGTAGTGGTTGCGTAATCATCCAGTACCTACCAGCGTAAGGAGAATAATATGATATACAATATTTTAGATGTTGATGGAAACGTAATTAACACGATTAACTCAAGTGCTGAGTTTGTTGAAGCTAACTTTGAGCACTACGAACTAGATGTTCAGCCAACACCCGCAGAACCTTCAGCAGAAGAAGAGGCGCGTGAATGGCGTAATGGCGAACTGTCATCTACCGATTACATAGTCCCTCTGTCAGACCACCCGCAACGTGCAGCTTACATAACCTACCGTACAGCATTGCGTGACTGGCCTGCTACTTCTGACTTCCCAGATACCAGACCGGAGTTAAGCTAATGGCATTAACAAAAGTAAAAACAGGCTTTATTGACGATACGATTGCAGTGGGCATCCCTACTGCAACAGTTACATCGAATGCAAATGCTACGGCAAATACGCATCACTTCGTGAATGCTGCCGGAGTAACACTTACTTTGCCCACGCCTACTGTAGGTATGAAAGTGCATGTTACAGTCGGATCTTCAACAAATACAACAATAGCACGTAACTCTAGCACAATAGCAGGGTTAAGCGAGGACTTAGTAATTGATGTGGCCAACTTATCTGTTGGTCTCATTGGAACATCAACCTCTTCTTGGGTACTTATTTAATGGCAAATATAACAAGTCTAATTTCAGCAGGTGGAGGCGGTGGTGGTTCATTCCCTACAATATTTTTAAGCAAGTCCCAGACATGGGTTCCTCCGCAGGACGGCAACATAATGATTCATGTCATTGGCGCTGGGGGCGGTGGTGCTGGCTGGACGAATGACTGCGCTAGTGGTGCTGCTGGTGGCTATTGCAAAAAGAACACTCTTGCTGTAACAACTTCTGGTTCTTTTACCGTAGTTGTTGGAGCAGGAGGAATCGGTGGGGCTAATCAAGGCCCATCCTATGATGGTGATGGAGGTGATGGAGGAAACTCTACTGTGGCTGGTACAGGACTATCAAGTACCCTTACGGCGAATGGAGGTACAGGAGGCTCAAAAGCTGGTGGCTCAGGTGGCGCAGGAACTGGCGGTACAGCCTCAAACGGTGACGTAAATAACACAGGTGGCGCAGGCGGTGCAGTTGTTAATTCTAATGGTGGTGCTGGCGGTGGCGCAGTTGGGCTTACGGGTACAGGAGAGGCAGGTACTATTGGTAATTTAGACAGACCTCTAGCGGGACAGTGTGACATTATTGGAGACTTGTGGTCATCGACAATGGGGCAAATAGCTGGTGGTCTAGCTGGGCGGTGTGTTAGAAGAACTAGCAGCTCCTTACCTTATGACGCTATCAATGGCGGCCCCTTTTCAGGCGGTGGGGGAAACCTACAATATACAGGCTCTGAGATGCTGGTGCAAGGTGGTGCTGGTGGCATTGGCGGTGGCGGTGGTGCAGCCGAAAACAGGGGCCACATATCGTCATCTTTAGGCGGTGAAGGTGGACAAGGTCTTGTCGTCATTCAGTACATTCCATAAGGAGAATTTAAATGAAATATAATATAAAAGATGCTGATGGCAACATTACAAATACCATTATGGCTGACGCTGAGTTTGTTGAAGCCAACTTTGAACACTATGAGCTTTGGGTAGCCCCTACACCCGCAGAACCTACAGCGGAGGAAACTGGCCGTAGATGGCGCAATGGTGAGTTGGAAGCTACAGATAGAGCAGCAGAAATATCTGACTGGCCGAATCGTGACAACATCCTGACCTACAGGACTGCCTTGCGCGACTGGCCGTCAACTTCTGACTTCCCAGACACTCGCCCAACTTTAGGGGGATGATATGGAGTATGTAATACTTAGAACATAACAAAAAGGGGCTTTTCAGCCCCTTTAGTTTACTTCTTTTTCTTCGGTAATGGTTTCTTTGCTGGTGGAACAGGTTCTTCGTATTCCTTCAGTGCTTCAGCAAGAAGGCCTTTAAAGCCTGTAAGAGCCATATCAATTTGAGCTACTTCAACACCTAAACCTGATCTTTTATTATTCAGATTTTGAATCTGTCGAATCGCTTCTATTGCTGTATCAGAAAGGTTTTCTATATCGTACTCTTTATCATCAATTGTTACTTTATTATCACTCATTTTATTTCCTATTTAAATATATCTTGCCAATTGCCTGTAGTGCTCGCCTTCGAGTACTCAGTCGCACGGTTTTCAAAAAAGTTAGTATGTTCTACGCCATTCAACATATAGTCTAGCCAGTCTAAAGGATTCTTGTCACTCCCAAAAATCTTCTTTAAGCCTAGTCCGAGTAGTCTTCGATCTGCAATATAGCGAATATATAATTTTACATCCTCTGGCGTTAAGTCAGGTACATCTGCGCCTTCAAAACATAGATCAATGAAGGCATCCTCTAATTCTACAGAACGCTCTGCGGCACAATAGATCTCATACTTCAAATCATCGTTCCATAGCTCTGGATTCTCTTGAATAAAAGTACGAAACAGCTGAGACATTCCTTCAACGTGCAAACTCTCATCTCGCACAGACCATGTTACAATTTGTCCCATTCCCTTCATCAGGTTATGTCGTGGAAAGTTTAATAGAATAGCAAAACTACTAAACAATTGTACACCTTCGGTAAAGCCAGAGTAGATTGCCATTGTTTTCGCAATGTCCATCTTAGTACCCATCCCGAAATTACTAAGGTGCTCATGCTTATCCATCATGGCTTTATGCTTCATAAACTCTTTATACTCATCATCACCATATCCGAGTGTTTCTAGTAACAACGAGTATGCCTCTTGATGTACTGCTTCCATTGCTGCGAATGCGGATAACATCATTCGCACTTCTGGCTGTTTAAACGTAGGCAGGTAATGCTTCGCATACCCACAACATACATCTACATCAGCTTGAGTAAAGAATCGAAAGATGGAGGAGAGTAGCTTTTTGTTGCCTTCTCCCAGATTCTCACGAAAGTCTTTAAGATCATCTGCTAAGTTTACCTCGTCAGGCAACCAGTGCATATGTTGCTGTGACTTATAATGTTCAAAAGCCCACGGATAGTTAAACGGCTTATAATATTCTCTTTCTTCTAGTAAATTACTCATCTTATCCCTCACACGCTAAACAAGCGCCCTCGTCTATGCTATCAAACATATACTGTCTTAGTGCCTCATCTGATACAGTCTCGGCCCGTTTCATTGCTTCACTACGCAAGTAGTACAGCGTTTTTACTTTTTGCTTCCACGCCATCATATGTACTGCGTGTAGCTCTTGTTTTGATACATCAGCAGGGAAGAATACATTAAGAGACTGACTTTGACAAATATGTTTCTGTCTATCTCCTGCGAATTCTATAATCCACTTCTGGTCTATTTCTACCGCCGTTTTAAATACATCTTTAGTGTAGTCATCCAAGAAATCCAAATGCTGTACACTGCCGCTATTGGTGATGATACTTTTCCAAACTTCATCCGTATTTTGATCAATCTCATCGAGAGCGTGTTCCAGATACTCATTTTTAAGAAGGCTTGAACCACTCTTTGTCTTTTGAGTAAATGCATTAGCTCTATAAGGCTCAATCGAAGGACTTGTATTACCACAGATAATGCTAGAAGAAGCATTAGGGGCAACAGCAAGAAGATGAGCATTACGAACACCGAACCCAATCCCGTCGGGACACTCCCCTCTCTCGTCTGCAAGTTGTCTTGTGGCACGTATTGCCTCCGTTTTAATTCTATTAAACATTCTATTGTTTGCACCTTTAGCAAGCACACTTTCAAAAGGAATGTTGTGTCTTTGAAGGTAAGCATGGAAGCCCATCGCGCCCAAACCTATACTTCTTTCTCTTTCTGCACTTAACTTCGCTCTGTACAGCTCATCGGGAGCATTGTCAATAAAGTGCTGTAGAACGTTATCAAGCATTCTTACTAGATCAGGAATAAACTGATCATTGTCCTTCCACTCGTCATACTCTTCCAAGTTTACACTTGATAAACAACATACTGCGGTTCTTTCTGAGTCTGTAGCCAGAGTAATTTCTGAGCAAAGATTAGAATGATGCACCTGTAGCCCTGCATCTTTCTGAAACTGAGGAAGTGCATCTTGTACCGTGTCTTTAAACATGATATAAGGTTCTCCAGTCTCTACTCGATTCTGAATTAATTTAACCCAGAGTGTTTTGGCTGATACAGTTTTTGTTACTTTCTTACTATGTGGGTCGACTAAATCCCATGAGTCATCAAATCCCTCAACCCGTGTTGCTTGTTCAATTAATTCCATGAACTCATCAGACACAGTGACGGCATGATGTAAGTTTGTAGACTTTCGATTAACATCGCCGCCCGTAGGTTTGCGAATGTCAAGATACTCTTCAATTTCGGGATGTGATATATCCAAATATGCAGCATAGCTACCTCTTCTTGTTACGCCTTGCGAGAAAGCGAGCATTTCTGCATCAACCACTTTCAAGAAAGGAATTACTCCAGTTGACTCCGACCCCGCAGAGGTTTTACTCCCTACACTTCGTACGTCATTCCAACAACCACCAACGCCACCACCCACAGAAGAAAGGAAAGCATTCTCGGTATAATGTCCTGTGATCCCTCCTCGCGAGTC